CACGACGCTCTTCCGATCTGTGTCTATAGACACGTTCAGGTTCGGTACAAAAAGGGTTTCGGTACAGTCAGTCGGATTTTGGGGTGGTTTTGATGGATTGGAGTTAACTGATGATTGAGGTCAGAATGAACATGAAAATTGTCAGTGTGGCGAACATGAGATTGCATTGGGCGGTCAAAGCGAAGTTGACGAGGGATCAGAGAACGAGGACTCGGATGAGCTTGGCTGCTGTGGCTCAGTCTTCTGGCTTGGAGATGCTTCCGGCGACTGTGGTTTTGACCAGAGTTGCACCAAGGAAGTTGGATGGGGATAATTTGCAGTCTGGGTTCAAAGCAGTCAGGGACGGCGTGGCTGATTGGCTTGGCGTGGATGATGGCAATCGTCTGGTGGATTGGCAGTATGCCCAAAGGTCAGGAAAGGCAGGCGAGTACGCCGTTGAGATTGAGGTGATAAGATGAGCTTGTGCGCGGTTGCCATTGCTGCACATTCGGGGAAAGCGCTTTCGGGCGTGAGTACCCATTTTTTTGGGGGTTGTTATGGCTAATGCCAATGGTAGACCGCCCAGCATAAATTCCAGATACTTCTATCGTGAGTTGACGATGCCCGACAAAATGGTCTTGGCCTGCGCGGGTGCTGGCAATATTACAGTTGGATTTCGTAATGTCATCGATGCCTATCAAGTTCTCTGGAATGCAGGATATCGCCCTGAGATGGATTTAATCGATTTTCTAGGGCAATACAAGGGTGAGACGCAATAACGCCGTATGGATCGTTTTGATGCGTTCTAGGCATGGTTTGCTTGGTTTGCGTTGATGCTTTGCGAATAACTTTTTGGGTTATAACAAAATGTTATAACTGGTGGTCAGGTATGCGGGAAAAGCACCCACAGCCTCTTTCCCTTTTTTCTCCCGCCCCGAAATCGATCCGAACCCAGTTATCCACAAGGGTCTTGTTCAACTTGTCCACAGTTTGCTGTGGATAACTTGCTGAGTACAAACAAAGTATTCAAATATCTGTGGATATCTTGACGTCAACTTAACATAATGGTCATTGTATAAAGCAGAATCGGGAAAACCCTTGGTTTTGGGCGGTTTTGCATGGGGGGGGAGGGGGTCGGCCTCGCCGTGATAATTGTAGGTACACCCCACCCACCGAAAAAGCGAAATGGACTACAATTGTCAAAACCCATCTTCCCGAAAGGAAAAAAGTGGAATTCACCCCTGCAACTGAAGAGAGAAAGAAAAAGCCTGGTCGCCCCAAGGGTTCGGTCAAGATGACCATTCAGCGCTATGCGAACAACCCACCCAAGGTTTTGCCAAAGACGGATCACCAGCGCCTGAAAGAACTCAAGGAGTTAATGATCCGGTCTGGCGGTAAGGATGTAGCGCAGAAGGTGATTGACATTGCGCTCAATGATGACCACCCAGGCCAGATGGCAGCGCTCAAGATGTGCATTGACCGCACACTACCGATCTCGATGTTTGAGAAGGACAAGAGCCAGCGGTCAGCAGTTACTATCAATATCACTGGCTTGGGGCAAGAACCATTGGTAGTGGACACTGAACAACCTGAAGATGTAGAGGCTAAATATGGTTAATTGGACTGTTACTGTTCACAAGCCTAGTTGTCTGAGTAAGAATACGTTTCTTGTTCCTAAAGACCATATTGCCACTTTGGTGAAAGAAATTCTTAACTATGATGATTGGTGCGATGGTGACTCCATAACAATAGAGCCTTCTAACATGGAATACTTTGATGGCTGACCTCAACTTCTCCCTTCTCCCTTGGCAACAAGAAGTCTTCAAAGATTCCACGAGGTTCAAGGTAGTAGCTGCCGGAAGACGTTGTGGCAAAAGCAGGATGGCGGCAGTTACCCTTCTGATTGAGGGACTCAAGTGTCCACAAGGCTCTGCGGTTCTCTACGTTAGTCCCACTATGGGACAATCAAGACAGATCATTTGGGACTTACTGCTAGACCTTGGTAGAGAGGTTATTCAGAGCAGTCACGTTAATAACTTGGACATTACCCTGATAAACGGGGCTAGGATATACGTTCGTGGTGCGGATAGACCTGATACCCTTCGTGGAGTCTCATTGACCTATGCCGTTCTCGATGAGGTTGCCGACATTAAACCCGAGGCATGGGAACAGGTCATTCGAGCAAGTTTGTCTGATAAACGGGGTAGAGCACTCTTTATTGGCACTCCCAAGGGGAGAAATTGGTTCTACGACACCTTCAAACTAGGCGAGTCAGAGGATGACCCTGATTGGAAGTCTTGGCACTTTACCACTGCTGATAACCCCTTGATTGACCAAGCAGAGATTGAATCCGCTAAGAAGACCCTAAGTTCCTTTGCTTTTAAGCAAGAATACATGGCCTCCTTTACCAATGCGGGGTCGGACATCTTCAAGGAAGAGTGGATTAAATACGGGGAAGAGCCTGAACATGGAAGCTACTACATCGCTGTTGACTTGGCGGGATTTGAAGAAGTTGCCAAACAAGCAGCGAATGCCAAGAAGCGGTTGGATGAGACTGCTATCTCTATCGTCAAGGTAACAGACGATGGGAAGTGGTTTGTTGAGAAGATTCTTCACGGTAGATGGGACATTAGAACTACTGCTTCAAACATCTTAATGGTAATGAGAGATTACCGCCCTTTATCTGTAGGTATTGAAAGGGGCGCACTAAAAAATGCCGTTCTGCCATATCTTTCGGATTTAATGCGAAAAAACAATATTTACGCCCATATAGTAGACCTTACTCATGGCAACAAGAAAAAAGCAGATAGGATCATTTGGGCTTTACAAGGAAGGTTCGAGCATGGCAGAATTGTGTTAAATTCGGAAGAAGATTGGGACGAGTTCGTAGATCAGTTAATCCTGTTTCCCGCACAAGGGGTTCACGATGACTTACCAGACTCTCTTAGTTACATTGACCAACTTGCTGTTACATCTTACATGGAAGAGGATGACAGTGAGGATTGGCAACCGTTAGATATTATTTCAGGGGTCTAATATGGATCAAAACGAGTTTGACGAGCCAACGCAGAATGACAAAGAGTTAACGTCATTCGTTGTTAACCATTGTGATCGTTGGAGAGACTACCGAAACGTCAACTTCTTAGATGACTACCTAGAATACGAGAGAATCTTCCGTGGCGAGTGGGCGGCAGAGGATAAGACTAGAGAGTCAGAGCGTTCAAGAATCGTTACCCCCGCTACCCAACAAGCCGTAGAGACTCGCCATGCTGAGATCATGGAAGCAATCTTTGGTCAAGGTGAGTTCTTTGATATTGAAGACGACCTGAAAGACGTAAACGGCAATCCTTTAGACGTAGAGATGCTTAAAGCTCAGTTAATGGAAGACTTTAAGCAAGACAAAATCCGTAAATCCATTGACCAGATTGAGCTGATGGCAGAAATCTACGGAACAGGTATCGGTGAGATAGTCGTTAAGACAGAGAAGATATTTGAACCCGCTACACAACCGATTCCTGGTGAAACAGGACAAGCAGCCATTGGTGTTGTGGAAAAAAACCGTATTGCAGTCAAGATAGTCCCCGTCAATCCTAAGAACTTCTTGTTTGACCCCAATGGAACATCTATTGATGACTGTATGGGTGTGGCAATTGAGAAGTATGTGGGCATCCACAAGATCGTAGAAGGCATTGAGAAGGGTATTTATCGCAAGGTAAACATCACCAGTACCTATGAAGACACAGATTTAGAGCCAACCCAAGAAGTTTCTCAGTACAGAGATGAAAAAGTATTACTTTTAACGTATTACGGCTTAGTTCCTCGTGAATATCTGACAAACGAGGATGAAGAAATCGAAGAGTTGTTCCCTGAGAACAGCTATGCAGAGGACTATTCAGACATGGTTGAGGCAATTGTTGTGATTGCCAATGGTGGGATGCTTCTCAAAGCAGAAGAAAACCCATACATGATGAAGGATCGCCCCGTTCTAGCGTATCAAGACGACACAGTTCCTAATCGACTCTTGGGTCGAGGTACTGTAGAGAAGTCTTACAATATGCAAAAGGCTATTGATGCTCAAGTACGAAGCCATTTGGACTCTTTAGCCCTAACTACCTCTCCTATGATGGGATTAGATGCTTCTAGGCTTCCTAGAGGTGCTAAGTTTGAGGTAAAGCCAGGCAAGGCATTCCTAGTTAACGGCAACCCATCAGAGATTCTCTATCCATTCAAGTTTGGTGAGACAAGCCTTAATAACCTGTCTACTGCCAAAGAGTTTGAGAGAATGCTTCTTCAAGCTACGGGTACGATGGATTCTCAGGGCATGGTTAGTCAGGGAAACCGTGATGGTGCGGGTATGAGCATGGCAGTAGCCACCATCATCAAGAAATACAAGAGAACCTTGGTAAACTTCCAAGAAGACTTCTTGATTCCGTTCATTCAGAAAGCATCTTTCCGCTATATGCAGTTCGATCCTGAGCGTTATCCTTCTGTAGACATGAGGTTTGTCCCCACTGCTACGCTAGGAATCATTGCTCGTGAGTATGAACAGCAACAGTTCATTGGACTACTCCAAACACTTGGCCCTAATACGCCAGTTCTGCCTTTGATCTTGAAGGGCATCTTGAATAACTCTAGTTTGAGCAACCGCTTTGAGTTGATGGGTGCTTTGGATCAGATGAGTCAACCTGACCCACAAGCACAAGAGATGCAACAGGTTCAGCAACAGTTGGCATTGCAAGCACAACAGGCTCAAATTGCTGTTCAGACTACACAAGCCGAACAAAACCGAGCAGAAGCCACTAAACTGATGACCGAAACTCAGTTAATGCCCCAAGAAGTTCAAGCCAAGATTATTGCTTCGACTACAAAGAACTTACCTCAAGGTAATGAATCTAACGAGTTTGACAAACGGGTCAAGATTGCTGAGTTGATGCTGAAAGAGGCTGACATCAAGAACAAGAGTAAAATTGTTGAGTTGCAGATGAACAACGCAAAAAGCAACGTGGTAGACATGGAGAATGACTTTCTCCAAAACTTGAATCAGGAGTTGGCAAATGGCAATCGATAAAATCTTCAACGACTCTAATGTTGATGGCATTGCAGATAATATCTTTAATGCCGTTAACAATTCTGTTTCAGAAGTCAAACAGATGCAACAGCGCAAAGCCGCTGAGAATGCTCAATTAGTCATTCAATCACTCAAGAAAATAGACGCAGACATTCGTGAGAAGTTTGACAACGTAACCGATGTTCTTGAAAAGCGTGTCTCAACTATCAAAGATGGTCGTAATGGCATTGATGGTAAAGATGGTCGCAATGGAAAAGACGGACGTAACGGTAAAGATGGTCTTAACGGTAAACAAGGTTTACAAGGCCCAAAAGGTCAAGATGGAGTAGATGGAGTTGATGGTGTTTCTGTAAACGATGCACATATTGACTTTGATGGCTCTTTAATCATTGGTTTGTCATCTGGTGTGCAGATTAATGTTGGTGAAGTTATCTCTCCTGAGTTAGAAAAGAAAATTATTGCAGTCACAAAAAGTGGCGGTAGTAGTGGTAGCGGTGGCGATGTTATGGGGCCACTATCCTCAACAGACAATGCTATTTCTCGTTTTGATGGGACAACTGGAAAACTAGTACAGAATAGTGTTGTAACCATTGGCGATACAGGCAATGTGTCTGGTGTTGGAACACTAAGTGTGTCTGGTAACACAATTATCTCAACAACAGATAACACCAACGCTGCCTTGCGTATTACTCAGCTTGGCACAGGCAATGCTTTGTTGGTTGAGGACACGACTAATCCTGATAATTCTCCGTTTTTGATTGATGCAACTGGCGCAGTTATTAAAGGCTCAACTTCTTTATATGCAAGTTTAGGGGCTACACCACAAGTTCAATTTAATGGAATTGGTGTAGGTGATAGCACTGTTGCTGTAAATAGCTGGAGAAATTCAAGTAGTTCAGGTGGCTTGATTGCATTAAATCACTCAAAAAGTGGAACTATCGGTACTTTTGCGCCGCTTATATCTGGCGATTCAATTGGTTCCATGACTTTTTCGGGCGATGATGGAACAGCATTTATTCAAGCCGCATCAATTTCAGCCTCAGTAGACGGAACTCCCGGCACAAACGATATGCCCGGTCGCCTTGTTTTTAGCACCACTGCTGATGGCGCATCAACGCCAACTGAGCGTGTACGCATCACCAGTGCTGGCAAGACAGGCTTTGCCACAGCAGCCCCCGCATCAACAGTCCATGTAGCTGGTGACACCATCCTGAGCAACGTCAACGTAATTGGTGCAAGCTACGACAGTGTGTCTTTCTCTGTTGCGGGAGAGGAAATTACTGCTCATGGTGTATTTTTTAGCCCAGACGGGTTTCGGATGTACATATCTGGGACTACAGGGGATGATGTTAACGAATACAACCTGTCAACACCTTGGGTTGTCTCATCGGCTGTTTACTCTACTACGTTTTCTGTTTCATCGCAAGATGCAACTCCACAAGGTTTGTATTTCCGAGCCGATGGCACAAAAATGTATGTTGCTGGTGCTACAAATGATTCTGTGTTTCAGTACACACTCAGCACGCCTTGGTCGGTTGCAACAGCGTCTTACGACAGCATTTCTTTTTCTTTTGCAGGGCAAGAAACAACTCCGACTGGAATTTTCTTCAAGCCTAACGGTTTGTCAATGTATGTGACAGGTTCAAATACTGACGCAATATATCAATACACTTTGTCAACTGCTTGGAACGTATCAACAGCTACGTTTTTACAGTCTTTTTCAGTATCTGGGCAAGAACTTACACCATCTGACTTGTCGTTTACAGGTGATGGCTCACGAATGTTTGTTTTGGGTACAACAGGTGATGATGTTAACGTCTACAACCTGACAACACCTTGGGACATTAGCACATCAGCGTTTGTCAACGTGTTTAGCGTTTCTGGTCAAGACACAGCACCTGTAGGAATTTACATCAAGCCAGACGGCACAA